GCCTCAAGGCGCATTCAACCCAGAGGATTTTGAGGACATTTCCGGCGACTCTCAAGATTACAGAGATATTGAGATCGAAGTCAGAACGGCGAATACTGATGATGATCAGCGCATTTTCCACACGTTTGACAAGTGGGAATGCAACAAGGCCGGATTTTATGAGTCAAAGCCGCCAAAAGGGTTGACCGCAGAAGATTGCAAGATCATCTACAGGGACTTGCTTTCTAACAAGCAAGAATTTGATGACGCACTAGAGCGAGTCATAACGGAGTGGAAGTACTCATGTGAGCACTACCTGACAAATGCAGCAATGAATCGAATTGCGTGGCTTGGTCAAGCATCTCTATGCATCGCAAAAGGCATTCCATCTGAGTTCCGTGGTGGGTTCTCTTTGCTGACTGAGCAGCAGCAGGCAGAAGCGAATCAGATCGCATTGAATGCCTTGAACAAGTGGATGCTGATGAATGGGCGCGATCCTGTGAGCATTGACGATGCTGCGCCAGATCGACAAGCGGAGATTTACTGATGGGTAAGAAGCACTATTTGCCAATCAATGTGCTGGAAGCGTCACGCGAGCGCATTACAAAAACATTTGATGAGGTCGAGCGTGTTTACATCGCGTTTTCAGGCGGGAAAGATAGCAGTGTGATGTTCCATTTGGTTATGGAGCAGGCCATGAAACGCAACGTTAAGGTTGGCGTGATGTATATCGACATGGAGGCTCAGTATGCCGACACCATCAAGCATACGCTTGAGATGTTCGATATGTACAAGGATTACATTGATCCGCACTGGATTTGTGTCCCGATGCGTCTTCGTAATGCGCTCACGAACTATGAGCCGCAATGGATTGCATGGGATCCATCACGAGAAAAAGACTGGATCAGGCCTAAGCCAGAGTTTGCAAAAGGCGTTAAGGATTACCCATTCATCATGGATGACATGGCTGACGGCATTGAGTTCGAGGAATTCATTGTGTTGTTTGGTCGATGGTATGGGCAAGGCAAAAAAACTGCCGGGTTTATTGGAATTCGAGCACAAGAAAGCCTGCACCGATATTGCGCCATTGCAACTTGGGAAAAGAAGGACTTGATGATTAAAGGATGGCGCTGGACAACGAAAATTATTGATGCCGTTTACAACGTCTACCCAATATACGATTGGTTGACTGAGGACATCTGGAGGTTTCATGCTCATAACCCAGACAAATTGCACAACACCATTTACGACAAAATGCAAATGGCTGGCGTTCCTCTTTCTGATCAACGGCTTTGCCAGCCGTTTGGCGACGATCAAAGGCGAGGGTTGTGGCTTTATCACATCCTTGAGCCAGAAACATGGTTCAAACTAGTTGCTCGCGTTAATGGAGCCAATAGTGGTGCGCTCTACATTAATGAAACTGGAAACATCAACGGATATGACAAGGTGACATTGCCTCCAGGGCATACGTGGGAAAGCTTCACAAATTTGTTGTTGAAGACTTTGCCGCCAAAGACAAGGAACCATTACGCCATTAGGTTTAAAAAGTTCATTGTCGGCTGGCATCGTCGCGGGTATTCTGTTATTCCAGATGAAGCGCCTCCGCAACTTGAATCAAAGCAATGGGCTCCTTCATGGCGGAGAATGGCCAAATGCATTTTGCGCAATGATTACTGGTGCAAAGGTCTTGGTCAAACTCAACCAAAGAGCCAAGCGTATCAGCGATTCAAGCAAATGAAAGCAGAAAAGAAGGCAGCCGCTGCGATCCAATCATCGTAAAAATGCAATGTTGCAATATTTGCAGAAAGAGCAAAACATGAACGCATTCTCCAAAGACTACACGCCAGTGATCGACCCCAAGAAGATCAAGTCCAACTCAAAGCTGGTCACCAAAGTTGACCCGCATGTGAACTCACACATCTATTTTGGCAAGAAGGAAACCAGCCAGGAACGCGCAGACAGGCGCAAGAAGCTGGAACGCTCCAACTCTTTTTGTTGAGAGTTGAGGTAAAATCAAGCATCCAGCGCAATGCTGGAAAATCGAGCATACGGCAAATTGTGGCCGATAACCCGTATGCATATCGTAAGAAGCTGTTCTGTCCATAGGCGTGGGCGGTGTGAGAAATTCACACCCGTTTTCCGCTTCGGACGGGCGGCCAAAAACCGCCCACACCTATGGGCAGAAAGTTAAAGATGGCTCGTGCACGAAACATAAAGCCAGGATTCTTCACCAACGATCGCTTGGTTGATCTGTCTTTTGAGACTCGCTTACTGTTCATTGGGCTTTGGACTTTGGCCGATCGTGAAGGTCGCCTTGAGGATCGGCCAAAGAAGATCAAGATGGAACTGTTCCCAGCAGATTCCATCGAGGTCGATACCAAGCTGAGTGAACTTGAGCAGGCGGGGTTTATCCGTCGCTACACCGTTAAAGAACTGAAGTGCATCCAAGTTGTTAACTGGTCTAAGCACCAAGCTCCACACCACACAGAACGTGCATCAACCGTTCCTTGTATGGATGAACACGGTGCGTTAACGGTTAACTCACAGAATGACTTGCGTGGAAATCCCCCTGATTCACTGATTCCTGATTCACTGATTCCTGAAGAAGATATGGCGAAAACCGGCGTTGCCGATTTGTCGCCCTCGTCACAACCGGCTGATGCAAACAGCGTCCAGACAAGTCAGCCCAAGGACGATTGCCCTCACAAGCAGATCATCGAACTGTTCCACGAGGTGTTGCCTTCAGTGCGTCATGTTCGTGACTGGACACCAGCCCGAGCCCAATTGCTTCGGACTCGCTGGCGTGAAGACTCCAAGCGTCAAAACCTCGAATGGTGGCGGCGCTTCTTCGGGTACGTTGGGCAATCCGACTTCCTGATGGGCCGATCGCACACACCGGGGCGCAAGCCGTTTGAACTTGGGATCGAGTGGTTGCTCAAGGCGGAGAACTTCGCAAAAGTGCGTGAAGGCGCGTACCACGAGGCGGAGGTGCCAGCATGAACAGTCGTGAATTCGATCGGAACATGCACTCCGAGCAGTGGGTTATCGGTGCCGTCTTGTTGCTGCCTAACGGCTTCGACATTGTTGCCCCGATCGGTTTAACCAAGGACTCGTTTGCCTATGGTCAGCACGGAGCTATGTGGCTTGGGATTGAGCGTTGCGCCTCAAAAGGCATTGCGATCGACCCCTTGACGGTCTACGAGCAATTGCGATCGATCGGCCTTGGTGATGTGTCGCTTGAGTACATGGTCAACCTTGCAACGACCACTTACGGGGCGAACGGGCTCAAGCAACACGCCGAGCGAGTCAAACAGCGTGAGCTAGAGCGAGGCATGAAGGATGCCGGTTTGACGATCGCCGGGTTTGCTGAAGATCAAGAGCAATCGGTATCGGAAAAGCTGGAGAAGGCTCAAAACCTGATTTCGTCAGTTGGCCGCACAGCTATCCGATCGGCTCCCCGATTGGTTGCTGAGATTGCGCTAGAGCAATCGGCGCGATGGGATGACATGCAAGCCGGGAAGATTACAGCCGGTTGGCCTACTCACATTCCAGCGATCGACTCAGCCATGAATGGAGGCATGAGGCCGGGTCAGTTGATTATTTTGGCCGCTCGTCCAGGCGTAGGGAAAAGCTCGTTTTCTCAGCAAATCGCCTTGGGTAATGCCGCAGATGGTCGATCGACTCTGTTTCTTAGTCAGGAAATGCCGTCAGGTGAGTTGTCCGATCGGGCTTGCTCAAACATTGGCCGAATCGACTACGGCGCAATCCAGGCCGGGAAGATGACGCCAGAGCATTGGTCCAGAGCAAGCGAGGCGCTAGACAAGTTGGCTTCGCTTCCGTATTCGATCGATGACCAACCGGCCTTGACCATGATGGACATACGGACCAAGGCGCGAATGGTTCCAGGCCTAAAGGTTTTGTTCGTTGACTACCTGCAATTGTGCGTGGGAGAGGGCGACAACCGCACGGCTCAGATTGGCGCGATCAGCCGTGGCCTGAAGGGCTTGGCAAAGGAGATGGGCATTTGTGTCGTCGCCTTGAGCCAGTTGAACCGAAAGGTTGAGGAGCGTCCAGGGAAACGCCCAACGCTGTCAGACCTGCGCGACTCAGGCGAGATTGAGCAAGACGCCGATGTGATCTGGTTCCTTTGGCCTGTCAAGGATTTGATGGACGGGCGCAAGTTGATTGGCTTTGAACAAGCCAAGAACAGACAAGGGAAGCTGATGCAAGTCGGCCTTGATTTCTACGGTGCAAACCAACGCTGGGGGCAAAGCACGATGGACATTTTTGTCAGCGAAGCGCCAGCAGTTTCCCGAAAAGGGGGATTCAATGAATAACGTCACAACGCGGTTTGAAGAAGCCGCCATTCATTACAAGAAGTACCGCACAGCGATATTGGAAGCCGGTCGCTCTGAATGGGGAGTCGATCCCTATGAGTGGGAATGCTTTGCTGACCTGACGCCGATCGAGTCGAATTTGTGGGCCTGTATTCGCTCAGTGGATGCCGTGTTCTATCCGCAGTATCCGATCGGGCGCTTCTTTGCTGACTTCTGCAACCCGGTTGCAGGTGTAGTGATTGAGTGCGATGGCGCTAAGTGGCACCAAGACACAGAAAAGGACGCAAAACGTCAGGCCGTTATTGAGGCAGAGGGCTTCACTGTCTATCGGATCACTGGGAAGCAATGCCAAGACGAGGCGTTTGCAAATGCGTTTGTTCAGGACATTGCGTTCCGTCACGACCTGATCAGGGGGTGCCGCGATTGCTGCGTTGCATGGGACTTCGCCGCAAAAAGATACGTTGTCGCTGGAATCGAAGACGCAAAGAACATCAACGCTGGGAAAGCGCTTGATGGTCAGCCAGGTATCGCAATCGTTCGCGATCGCCTTCATGTCCAAGAGGCATGGCGAATCTCAAAGGCTTTGAACGTGTCTCTGCGGATTACGGGGGATTTGGTATGAGCAATGTCTTGCATTGATTTCTATGGACCAATAGAAAAAACCAATTAGACGCCGACGCATTGGATCGAGAGAATAGAAACATCATCAACCAATCGGAGAAACTGAATGAACATTGACAACCTGACACTTGGCGAACTGAAGCAAATTGCACAAATGATGAACATGCAAGCGCCATTGCAATCAAGCGCACAACCTCACCCATTCATTGGAAAGTTTGTGATTGCCCGATGCTATGCGGCTGGCGTGCATGCTGGAACCGTTGAATCCGTCGATGGCGAAAATGTTGTGCTGACAAACTCGCGTCGTTTGTGGTCATGGAAGGCAAAAGACGGGCTTGCACTGTCGGGGGTTGCTCAGTTTGGCATCAAGTCAGATAGCAAGGTTGACACTACAAACCCGCTGATTTATTTGACTGGCGTTTGCGAACTCATCCCGACAACAGCAGCAGCCAAGGAGTCGATCAGTGAAAAATAAAAAGTTTACTGACGGCTCCGGCTCCGGCTACGGCTACGGCTCCGGCGACGGCTCCGGCTCCGGCGACGGCTACGGCTACGGCTCC